GCCTCAAGATATAGCGAGGATGGTCCACCGTTAGCAACGTGCAGGGCGTGGGTTGGCGACGTTTTGCCGATACCCACTTTGCCGCTAGAGTTGATTACGAAGAAGTCTCCGGCTAGATCAGAATTGGCACTATTTACTTCGACGATATTGACAGTGGATCCCGGATACTTTCCGATTCCTAAAGCACCGGCCGTTGCGTTGATTGGAGAGATATTAAATCGTTGTCCCAAATTAGTCCCGCCGGCGATGGTTATTCCGCCTCCTAGATTAAGATAGACAGTCCCGTTGTTTACTTCGAGCCAAGATCCTTCTGCGGCAGATCCCACTTCGAGTACTTTCCCATCATCGCTTATAGCGAACGTAGCATCTGGTGTTTCTGTCCCAATGCCCACTCTTGAGTTGCCCGAGGAACCTGTAACGAAAAAGATAGGATTATCGATTCCAGAAGCTGGGTGATCAATTCTAAACATAACACCTGTTGTTGAAGATGAAATATGGAGTAAGGCTGCGGGACTGGCTGTGTCAATACCTATACGATCGTTTGTGCCGTCTATAAAGAATATATTTTCGCTGTTGTTGCCCTCAACCCGAAAGTTAGCAGCAATAGAGCCCTCGTTGAAAATAGCGCCGCCATCAACCTTTAGGCTGCCAGTGATCTGGATCACATCGTCAGCGGAATTGCCAATCTTAGCATCACCGTCACCTTCTAGTTTAGTGACAAAGCCGCCGGCACCGTCCGAGATTCCATAGCCTGCTCCGGCCATTAGTCGTCTCCCAAGATATCGTTGAGGGCTCGATTAATCTGATCAGCTTTAGTAAGATGAGTCTTAATCTGGCTTTCGGCCACAAGATAAGCGCCAGTCGTACTTGGCTCCGAGACCAAGTCAAAACATAAAAGCTGGAAGTCGTCCTCTACCATAGTCGTAGAGCCTTCCTGGCGGGTAGACCCAAGTCCACGGCTGGAGATGCCAAGTTGGACTCCGCCTTCGACAAGTTGTTTGGCTATCTGTCCGGCGGGGGTGTTGAGTATCTTCATCTTCCCCATTACATCGTCGCCCTTCCACCATACCTCGGTTATTACATGACTGGCGTTCTTAAGCTCTACGACTGAACTATCTGGGTGGTCCAACTCTCCGATGGCTCTACCCTCTTTCACGAGTTTTTCATAGTTCTTCATTTCCCGCTCAAGAATAGGCTTGGGGTAAATGCGTCCATTGCCGTTCTTTTTGCCGGCGGCTTGGATTTTGCCAGCAACGATAAGATGGGTACCGGCACGATTACCTTCACGCTCGTCTTCTGTGAGAAGATCGTCGCTGTAATCTAGGTTCATAAACTCTTGTAATACATATTTCTTATTCATCTTTTTCTCCCTAAAAGTGCGGGCGCTACCCGCACGGTAGTACTACCCTTGCAGCACCTTGCGACGGGCCTTAGCATCCACTTCTGTGTCCACGTTCCCTCTGATTCGGTATTCATGTTGGAATCCTCCGTCGCCAATAAACATGCATAGTGCGTAAGAAGTTCCGGATGATAAGGACCCCAAGAGGAGAGCGTTAACAGCAGAAACATCAAAGGTAAATAGTTCTGTAAATGGGTTTAGTATCATAAGAAGTACCCCAACCCAAAAGCCCACACACATGGGGCAGTGGAAAAACTCGCTAGATGGTCGTACCCGTGCAAAAATATTAGAGTAAACTAAAATTTGTGTAAGCCCGTAAGAACAAAGTATAAACAAGAATAAATTCATTTTTACTTTACCTTAGTAAAGGTATCCGTACCCCGAGAAACTATAGCTGCCATTTGGCTGCGAGGTTGCATAAGGCTCATCTTCTTCCGGTCCAATTTCTCCAAGCTCGGTGGTCTCGCTAGAATCAGGGTCGGTGAATTTGTCTTCAATATTTTTATCATATTCTTCCGCCTTAAGATTGTCCGTGGCAGTCAGGACCAGATATTTTTCTATCTCGAACAGGGCTACTTGTACTGAGTCTACCTCGGTACTCTCTCCCAAAACTCCCTCTAACATCCCGAAGGTTGGTCCCCCTTGCACACTATTATATTTTATTATGCCGCCACGGAATAAGGCATCCATTAGTTCTCGTTGGTAATCGTATGCGTTGTCACCGCCATCGGGCTTCGGCATTGTGACAATTTTATTTTCCGAAGGCACAATAATAATATCCATCTTATGATGGTCAGTTATGAGAAGATTCCCGTCGAGAGTTTTCTTAACTTGAAGCTTTATTGTTGCTTGGGGTGGCAGCGGTTTGGCTGCATCACCGAGCTTAATTTTGAGAGGCATCGTTTTTGTACTCATTCACAAGATTTTGCAACTTTAAAATCTTCTTTAGTTCTTTCTCTCCGATATTAGAAACATTAAGGCTTTCTATTTCTTTAAGAACCTTTTTTGTACTTTGTGTCATATCTTTGTCTGACAGGACTTCTTCCATTGCAAGAGATTCCTCAACAGCACTATGAATTCTTTTCAATTCATTGCCGACAATTATTCTAAAGTCAGCGTTGTTTTCACCAAACGAGTGTACATATCTTGACAGTAAGTTTCTTTGTTCCGGAAGTAACACAGAATATGTTTTATTGAATTTTTCAACAAATCCGGTGACAGCGATAGAATCAACAGGCACCAGGGTCTTATTCTTTTTCTTGGGATCGGTAGAAAGAACTCCCAAGACGTGCTGCTCCATAATAACTCTTTTCTTAAGCGGAGTTTTATCATTGAAAATTTGAGCAATTGTTGCAAAAGATTTATAGTTCGGGACAAAGTTTGAAAAAACATCAGGGCTGATCTCTTTGTTTATTTTACTTATAATCTGGGACTGCGCTTCAAAGATTTGTTCTTTATCTAGCTTATAGTATTGTGCTTTGGCCCGATAAATCAGCTTCTCGGCAGTGTAAGAATCCATAGAGGATTCGTTTACAAGCGCTCGATAACACTGTAGCTCTTTTTCGAGGATATCCCCTTTGGAAAAATGTTCTTTAAGAATTTTCAAAACATTTTGCTTCTTCGCTCGGTCTTTTGAAATTATTGATTTCGCCATCTCTCTTAATAGCGCTTCAAAAATAAATGCTGTGTTTCTTTTTTTATTATGTTTGTTTTTCATGTCTTTTGTCCAACTCTTTAATTAGTTGCTCAATATCTCTTTTTGTCTCAGTAATCAGATCTTCTTCACGATTTATTCCGGCGCTGACAATTCCCTTGCTGAGTGGTCCTAGTCCGTCAGCAACACCAGTGAACATTCTGCCCCGCCCAGGGTAGCCCACCTTTTCGCCGGCGGCGGCTTTAAGACTCCTCTTCCGGGGACCCATCCCTTTTCTTTTGTCAATAGCGACAGGCTTATACCAATCGTCACGTTGTCCCGGTTCTGGTTCAGCGAGAAGCGGACCTTCTTCAACCTCTGAGTCCTCTTCCGCCCCCAGGTCAAGATCTTCATCCCCAAGTCCGTCAGCGTCGAGATCGCCGCCCATATCACCGCCCATGTCACCTGAGGCTGATTCGCCAGCAGTAGTGCCAGCGGCTTCAAGAAGAGAGCTATGCTTAGAATCCGTATACTGCTCACGCATAATTCGTTCTACCTCATCATCATCCATCTTGAAGATGCTTTTATAAATCCAACGTTTTGAAAACAAGCCATCAGTAGCTGCTCCTGCGATATCAAATTTTGTCCTAAGATGTTCTAACTCTTGTAATTCAGCAATTTTACTTGGATTGTTCAAGGTCAATGAGAAGTTCATCAAGTCTTCATTTCTATAGCCCATGCTATAAAGATGAATAACACATATTTTTTGTATCTCTGACAAGATTACCCGCTGAAGGCGCTGGATTGTCCTTGCGAAGCGAATGTCTTTTTGAGCCAGAGTTGTTTTATCTTCTTGGGCATCAGTTTGAGCCAGGTAAGATTTTGGTATCTTTATTGCTGAGAAGAGCTTATCCCGTAGATATTTGACATCATCGATATCTCCGGTAAACTGTCCACCAGCCAGCGTTTCAATACGAGAATTATTGCCGGCACGAACAGGAATATAATAGTCCTCGTCGATGCTCATTGGGTTATAACGAAGGTCTACTCTGCCAGAGTCTTCATCAACAACTTGGTTGCGTTTCATTTGTGTCTGTACTTGTTGAATATATTGCTCTACATCCTCCGCAGGGATGTTTCCAACGTCTATATAAAAAACACGGCGCTCGGGTGATCGGACAATTCGATAAGCCATCATGGCGTCTTCTAGCAGAATCAATTGCCGCCAAATTCTTCGAGCGGATTCTAGAACAGAAGTTCCGTAAGGGACATACTTATCGTTCCCCAAGACTCTAAAATGAGCTAACTGCCAGTTTTCGAAAGTAACTCCTTCGCCTTCGCCCGACCAGTAGTATTGAACATAGTTAGGATTTGTCTCGTCCTTTCCTTCTATTCGCTCTACCTCTCGAATTGGCAAAGGAATCACGTTAGTAACTCCTATTTCATCGTCTACATCAAGGTATAAAAAGTAGTCTCCATATTTGCACATGCTTCGGGCCCAGCCGAACAAATTCATTTCTATGTTCAATACATTGTACAATAACGTATGAACGATCTCCTTGATCTCTCGGTTGTGGCATTCTATGTTGATCAGTGGCGTGATTTCTGAGGATGTTGTTATTTCGTCCGCATATATGTCTAAGGCTGACGCAAGTTCGGGAGTATACTCCATCTGGTCAAAGTCAGTATACCGTAGCTGTTTGTCACGGTTCATCAATACTTTATTTTGTAGCCCGCTAAACGGGTTATAATATTCTTTTTTCTTGAACTCTTTACCCGAGGCTGTTTTGAATTTATACTTCTTAACAGTCCTTGGGGTCGTCTTCACAACCGATGGCTGTTTATAGTTAACTATTGGACCACTAAAGAGACGTGTCAACCTCTTAAAAAGAGTCGATTGAATGTTCCTTGGGTTGTTTTCGTTATTGTCGTCCATTTTTTATCCTTTTATTATCCATGATAAATCGTACTGTTTACCGTCAGTACCCTCAAACGTAGTCTTGGGTCTTCTTGGTGGCTGATAACCGTGCATTCCCTCTATCTTAGAGTTTAACTTCTTACTAGTTGTGAATATACCACCGATTAAAGCTTTCTTATACTCCACCTCTCTTTTATTTACAGTCAAAGCCGTATCACGGACCCAGCACCCTATAGAAACCGCTATAACAAGGTCATCATTATAGCCTCTCATCCCCTGTGGCCGCCCGTTATGCCAAATAAACGTTTTTATCTCGTTGGCTAGCCGCATTGAATTAATAGTAAGTAGTTTATTTCTTACGAATTCCTCAAACTTAGCTATTACTAAAGGTCTTGTTTTCATAGACATGGTAAACCCAGGCACGCCGCCGATAGCTTCCGAGGTGGCTTGATCCAAGTATTCATGAGTTACTCTTTTGCTATAATATAAATTACTGTATTCC